CATCCGATGTTTTACGGTTGAATGTAGCAACTACGTCAGCACGCTTACCGTGGATTAAACCATCTGCACGGATTCCAGCACCATCGTTGTTTGTGTTCGCAGAGGTCATCCCCACCAGCAAGTTACCGCTGCTGTCTATGCGCATGGATTCTGTCATAGTAGCAGTGCTTCCTGCACTTGTACTTCCACTATTTCTCCAAACATGTGCACCACCTGCTTGATAGTATTGGCTTGTAGCCCCAGCAAACAATGCCTTATTAGCAGTTCCATTGTAATAAATATTGTTACCTAAAGTTGTTGTTCCTGCACCATCCTCATCAAAGTGAATTAAGAAAGTCCCGCCTAATTGTAAACTATCTGCACCTGTACTATCAGAAACAGCCGCAGGAGTTATTCCGATTCCAACCCGACCTGCGCTGTCGATGCGCATACGTTCAGCAAAATTTCCTGCCTCTGGTTTGGTGCTGAACGTCATATGCCCACCACTATCATCACCAGCATTGCTGTCTGATGTCTCAAGTCTTATTGATATGCCAGCAATAAGTTTACCATCAGCATCTAAACCATCATCGTCTGCGTTATTGGCATTAACAAATCTAATTCCACCCACTTCATCATTGTCTGTCGATGTATCTCTTGAGAGTATCAGTGTACCTGAACCATTTGAAGTTCCTGCGGCAACCTCAAGAAATTTATTTGATGGACCAAGTGTGCCTGTTGTAATTGAGCTAGTCCCAATCCCCAGATTGCCCGCATTCGTGAGGCGCATTTTTTCTGCACCCGCAGGGAAGAACAAAAGAGAATTACCTTCTGCACCTATTTCTGCTGACCCTCCACCACTATCTACAAACTCTATAGAAGCAACACTATCTGTACTTTCAAACTTAGCGACAACATTATCTGTGCCAGAATTTACATGTAGTTTTCTGTCTGGAGAGGTATCTCCAATCCCCACCAATCCCGCTGATGAGATGCGCATGGCTTCATTATTGGAGTAACTAAAAAGCAGGTTATCACTATCAAAACGAACCGCTGATGATGACGTAGGAGCGCTGGTAACGAGGGTTGGGCCATCACCCAAGAACAATGTAGATGATCCATTTACAAATTGTACATTGCCACCAGACACATGCAGCTTTTGACTAGGCGAACTCGTGCCAATCCCAACCGATCCGTTATTTTTAAAGAAAGCACTTTCAGTTACATTTGAAGCGGAGCCTGAACCACCGCCATCAGCATAACGAACACCAAGGCCATCTCCTAAAGCAACAATAAACCAATCTCTAGTTTGTCCAGTATCACTTAATGCAATTGCAGGGTTTCCATCATCTTCAATTACTAAGGTTGCTTGACCGTTTCCATATGCGGTTGGCGAACTCGTCCCAATGCCCAAGCTCTCCGCACTCGCATCCCAGAAGAACTTTGCAGTGGTGCCTGTGTCCTCGTAGAAGCTGATGTCTCCGCCTGAAGAAATGTTTAATCTTTTTTCTGCGTTTGTTTGAAGATATAAAGAATTATCAGTGTGATTATACTGTATTCTACCAATGCTGTTTGAGCCACTATCAGCAAAATAAATACTACCCGTTGAGCTAGTGCCTGACCCTATAGTCATGCCCGTATGACCGCTACTTTGGATTATAAGATCATCTGCGCTTGTGTTCCCACCACTAGGAATTGACGCAGAAGAAGGTTGAATTGATGCCACCCCATCCACAGTCAGCCCATCGCTGACCAAAGTGCCTGTGATGTCTACACCTGTGCTGGTGGTGGCGAGTTTTTTGCTATTGTCGTAGTAAAGATCAACAGAGCCGTTTTCAAGAGCAACCAACATGTTTTCTGTGTTTGCAGCATTATTAAGAGCAATAGCATTTGACCCAAGCAATACTAGTTGACCAGCACCTTGGTCACTGATGTAACTATTCGACCCATCATGGTAAATCTGTAGGTCAGACCCAGCACCAAAGATGGCTTTACGACTATCTAAGAAATGTAAATCACCTGCACTAGTTAGACGCATACGTTCTGTAGCTGCACCAGTAGTGTTAGTTTTAAATACAAGGGCAGTAGAGTTAACGCTGCTAGAGAATGTACCTTCTGCTAGTGCCTCAATAGATGCACCAACAAGTATAGCATCTGTACCACTAGCTTCATCAGGAGCACTAAACTCAATCTTACCTAATACATTAGTTGCTTCAATAGTAGTGTCAGATGTTTGAAGTGCTAGTACAAAACCAGAACCTGTCTTACCAGTTACATTACCTAAATTACTTACAGCTTGACTGAACGTTACTACACCACCAGAAGAAATAGCAATAGCATCTGCATCAGAAGCAGAGCCAATTGTACCTGCATTGTCAATCTTAATGCTACCTATTGTTGCTACACCATCAAGGAACATATCTTTAAACAAAAGACTATTAGTACCAATACTTAGCGTATTAGTAGTCTTAGGTTTAATCTCAGTTGCACTTGCTACAAAGTCTTGAACTGGACCCAATACAGTAACAGGCCCACCTTCTGCAGATGTGCCATCATGTGTGTGACCACTTGTGCCTAGTGCACTTTCAATTGCGTCAAATTCACCATCTAAGTCTGCAGCATTGATAATGTTACCATCAGCAATGTTGTTAGACGTATCGTTTCTAGTGTAACCTGTTCCCATTTTGGTTTACCTTCTTGTGTTTGTGCCATATTCTAATGTGATAGCATCAAGAGAAAATGGCGGGTCTGTGCTATCTGATTCAAATTGTATAGATGCAGTAAAGCCTGATCCTATCAGTTGTGTTTCAAAGAGAGTTAAAAGTTTACTGCTAAATACAGCGGTAGATCCAAATGTAGCTGAACCATAAAATGCAACTTCTCCTGTGTCATTATTAAAATTTATCTGTGTAGGTTGTATGCTATTACGTTGGTCAAAGTCTAGTTTAAGGCTCATATCAAATGATACACTACCCTGTGGATCTGTATAAAGAAATGTTTTATAAAAAGTCTTACGTACCCTTGGATCATTAATAGGCATAAATGGTGTAGCAAATGTAGTTTGTATATTTAAACTATCAAAACTATTACCGTCTTCCATCTGATACAAGTAACCATCATCATTAGCAAATACAATTGTTTCTGTATTTTGAAAGAACCTACTGTCTGCTACATAGGCACGTATACCTCTTGTCTCTGCCCATGCCATACCCTCGCCACCTTGACCAGAAAACTGTGTACCTAGTACGCCTTGAGCATTTTCTTGTGTAATGTTTGTATTATAACCTAGTATCCTATACTGAGATTTATTACGAATAACTACACTAGCAAAAGAAGTATTAGCAGTAATAAAACTTGTTACTTCTTTTTGTATTGCTTTAGATACGACACCAAGACCAAAATCACCGATACGATCTGTACCACTTAATAATCTAAGACCATCTGGCCCTAAGAACATTATATCACCACCTACTTCTTGGATAGTGTCTGTGTCTACGCAACCAATGTCTGTAGTAACTGGTTGTAACTGAAAGTCTGATATGGTATTACCAACTAATTGAAATATAGAAGACTCAGTAAAGATAATTAATTGTTGTCTAAAAACAATCAGTCCTGTAATCACGGCTCCTAAAGAGATTGTACCAGAACCTGCAGCGGCTGTAAAGTCATTATCTGTGTAGGGTGCAGTAAAAGTTAATAAGTTACTTTTACCAAAGAATAGTTGATTTTTAAAATTGACTACAAAACCAGCACCAACTATGTCTGTAGGTCCAGAATCAAGGACAGTAAAAGTGTTATTGTCATATAGGGCTGGAGCGTTAGTACCATCTACTATTGCAATTTTTTCTGTGCCTGTATAGTTATACCTAGAAAATCTTGTTTTACCAGCACTTTCTCTTGACACACTTAAAAAAGTTATTGCTGCATCATCTGCAGGTGAACTAGCTAATGCAGGATTTATAGCCACAGTAGATCCACCAGAGCTTACAGTTGCATCTGCAGTTACAGTATATACTTTATCTATACCTGCTACTTTAAATACATCACCTGCTTGTGGGGCTGCAGTTAAACCATCTACAATAAGACTTGAACCAGTTTGTGATGCACCATTTACAAGTACAGTACCATAGTTAGGTACGTTAATATGTGTTACTGTACTAGAGGATACTTTAAAAAGATCATCATTTCTTGCAACAATAACTCTATCTAAAAATACACCACAACCAAGTGCAAGATATTTACTGGTAGTTGTAGCAAATGTAACTGCTGCAGCATTAGCAGGAGAACTAGCTAAAGCACCTGTAAGTGTTAGTGTAGCTCTGTTATTTGTGGTATCGTATGATACACCACCAGATGCAATAGTGTATGTACCTGTAACCCCAGCTATTGTAAGTGTATCACCTGCTTCTGGTGTTTGGTGTATGTTGCCTATAATAAGTGTAGTACCAGACTGACTAGCACCGTGTACAACAGGAGCACCGTATGGTGGGATAATACTACTATTGTATTTAGTATAACCTTCTATACGTCTGTAGCCACCCTCAATAGATGGCTCAAAGTTTCTAAGAGTTCTTGCAGATCCCGGTGCATTAATACCTTGTTGCAATGGACTCATATTAGTAACAAGTCCACCCTTAAATTCTATAGGGTATGTTTGACGAGTTGATGGCATGTATTAAGAAACCCTAATAGTGTTAAAAGAAGAGTTTGTCTGGTTTATTACAGTTGATCTCAGGTAGTCGTAACGGTTAATGTAAAGGCTACGTAGTTGTTTAATCTCATCATCAAAGCGTTGTTGAATCATTGCAGCTTCTTGACCTTCACCCCTAAACATGTAAGCAAAGTGCATTGCACCATTAGTAATCATGTATCTAAACTGCTCAGGCACTGATGGTACATCTGTAGCATTAATAAGATCTACAGGTAATCTATAATATTCATAAACTAATTCGTAAGCATTATCTGGGGGAGCTACAAGTCCAAACTCTTGGTTAGGAGTTCTAAATACATACTCAGGTAAAGTCCTAATACTTGTACTTGTATCATACTCATAGTCTACATATTTATCTAAATACTCTTCGTAGGAAATTAAACGAAGTCTTTTAGTTGAGTTGTTAAAAGTAGTATTACGTTTAATACGAAAACTATCCATATCAAGTGTTTTAGCATCTGCAGGGTAAGCATAACGTATTGTACCTGCAGTCAGTGTCTCTTCTGTTTCTACATGATTAAAAGGCCACTCGTATTCGTGTTGGTTGATATAACGAATAGCAGAATTTACTGCATCTTTAATCATGCTGTACTCACCAGTAGCAGCAGCAAAGTTACTTGATGTAAGCTCTACTTCATTAAGTCTACGGTTTACGTCATTTACTAGACCAAGATAATCATAAGCCATTTAACGTTCCTTTACCCGTAACTTAATACTGCGTTCTGCTTGACTGCCTGTGCTATCAATCATGTTACAGAAAAAAGTATATTCAATGTTATTTGTACCACCACCAATATTAATAGTAGCTACATTAGTAGTATTAGTCTGTGATACGTTTTGTATATCATCGGTAGTTGCAGAACTTGAAGCAACAGTAAGTGTTTGTCCTGCACCTAGTGTAGTCTTAGTACTATAAGCAGTACTCTTCACAGACCATGTAACACTACTAATAGTAGCAGTACCAAGAAAACGTGACCAATCTACACTGTAATCTAGTTGTTCATCAGGGTCTTTATTAGGCCAACGAAAACTCATGTTTAATCCTCAGTTGCGTATACAGTTCGTTCTGCAGATGTTGCTTGTCGTTCTACAAAAACTATTCTATTTTCTTGTGGTATTCTTACTGTCCTATTTGTGTCAAAGGCAGAAACAAATACCAATCTATTCTCATCAGGTATACGTACAGTTCTGGATGCTGAAGTAGACATTATGCTGCCTCTGCTATATATACTGTACGTCTACGGCTATACTGCTCTCTTACAGCTTGGAAGTCAAATACTACTGCAGTTGTACCTACTGTACCTATCGTACCTGTAGCTGGTGCAGAAGCTAGAGCTTCACTTACTTTAACTTGTGCTAGTGCTTGTACAGCACCTATTGCTGATACACTACCAAGCTTTTCAGTTGTTTGATCTTCTACTTCATTTACTGAAGCTGTAGCTGTAACACCTGTTAATGTTAGTTGTGAATCTGCGTGTAGTACAAGAGTTCCAATAGAGCCTGTAGAACTTACGCTATTTAAGTTTTCATCTACTTGTGGTTCTACAGTACCAATAGCACCTGTTGCAACTACGCTTGTACTAATACGTTCTGTAATGTCAATTTCAAAACCACCAGCAGATACAGATTCTATTGCTGTTGTTCCTGCTGTACCTGTAAGGGTTACAGTGTTACTAATACCTAATGTGCCAATAGAACCTGTAGCACTTACACCAGTAATATCTTCTTGAATATTTACTGTAACTGTATTTACAGCACCAGTAGAAGATACACTATTAAGAACCTCAGTAGGTTTTTCTTCTACTGTATTTACACTACCTGTAGCAGATACACCAGTAAGTGTTCTGGATATGTCTTCAACACCGTAAGCAGATACACCATATCTACCTGTAGCAAATCGTGCTGAAGCTGCTACAACAGCCATTAGGCTATGCGGATAACTGCAGTACTAGTTCCTACTGCTGGAAATTCAATTGTCAAATCACCTGCTGTAGCACTGACTGTTCCTCCAAAGTCAATGACAGCAATAGCTTTATTAGATGCTGATGAGTTATAAA